GCCAAGAGTCTTGGTCGCCTTCTTTACAGATTCAATTACTTGCGGTGAATATGCCATAGTTTTAGGGGCCGAAGCCCCCTCCTTTTATTAATCGTCCCAATCGTCGATAGCAGAAGCTAAACTTGCCTTGGCAGGAACTGCGGGCGCTTTCTTTTCTTGCTTAACAACTACTGGCTCATCCACATCATCCTCGGCAGGAGCTTCTACCTTAGCCTTAGCTTTCGCCTTCTTGGGTGGTGGAGGTGGCGCCTCATCCTCATCTTCCTCAATACTTGGCTCAGGTGTAGCAACCTTAGTTGGCTTCTTGCCGTCGATAGCAATAGGAGCCGCAACCTTGTCTGTCTTGGGAACAGAGAATGTAATTGCCGCGAGTGCGTCAGGTGTTTTACCTTGTCTAGCGGCGGCGTCATATTCCTCTTGCTCTAACCAACGCATTGCCTTAAAGAACAACTTGGGAGACTCAGCCGCTGTATCGAACTTCATACGAGTCACGACCATTTCAGGATCAACGCTTTGAGCCGCTAACCAACGAGCGTATGCTTTCAAAGGCATCTCGTTCTTCTCGCCATCACCAAAGATAGATGCGCCGGGAATAGCAACTTGCAGTACGTCGCCTTCGATGTCGTTGGCAAGCACAACCGCAATACGGTGTTGGAAACGGCAAGCCTTAGAATCGCCTTGACCAGATCCGGTTACGTTCTTGGGACACTCCATGCAACGATCCGCTTGACGATCTTTAGAATCAGGACTTGGTGTCTCACCATCGGCAGACCAACAATCAGCACGTTGTGCCTCGCCGTCATAAGGTTTTGCATACCATACACGACTTGTCTTGGGCGCCGCATTAACGAACACCACATCAAGGTAGCGCTCCTCGATGTTGGCAATCTCTTTACCGCTAGACATCAAACGGAACACGCCGCCCTTAATAGAAATGCGCTTACCGAAATCATCACCTCCAAGCGCCTGTGCAAGCGCTGACTTACCTTCGCGTTTTGCGGCAAACGCTGGGACTTTAACCCCATCAAACAGAGCAATATTACTCATGTCTTCTCCTTATGTTGGTTTACGAACTGAAATGGCGTACTCACTGTGTGAGTTTAAGCCGGGGGGTAATAGCTTGGGATTCTCCTCAAGAAACTTTGCCATGTTAGTTTGTGCAATACGTTTCTCAAAGAGATCAAGCGCATCATGTTCTTTTACGAACTCTTTAAATGCGTCCCAATCTGATGCGTTGTAGCGTGTCTTAGTAGACAACGATACTGTGCCTTGGTCAGTCTTTACAGACTTTACTCCGAGTGCAAGCATTTGATCCTTGAGTGCGTTCTTTACGAGTTCTTGTTGCGCTTTGATGCCCTCAACTTCATTCTCATATGCGGTCGTCAACTCTTGAACCTTAGCTTGCATCTTCCGATACACTTTTGCCAACTTATCCATTGGAACAGCCGACAGATCTTCCTGCGAATCGCTCATTTTACTTCTCCTTTTTTGTCTAATGTTTAACAATGATACACCAAAAAAATCGTTTTGTAACCTCCTTTTAAATATTTTTTACTTCGCTATCAAATAGACCTACAAGCAACGAGTGGTCGTTAACTTTGGTATTCATAGCGGTGAATAGTTTTTTCTCAATAGGGCTTGACTCTATATGAACCACAGTGACCTTATCTGAGTCTTGACCTTTACGGTCTGCGCGTGCTATACATTGCGTATACATTTCAACAGACATAAGTGGTCCGAAAAACACTACGGTGTCAGCGGCTGTCAGGGTAATCCCGTGCGCAGTAGCTTGCGGTTGCATCACCAATACTTTAATCGCATCCGTTGTTTGGAAGTCTTTAATGATTGTGCCACGCCTACCGGCTGAGACGTCACCGTGAATAGTGTCCACGCCATAACCGGCTTTGCGTAGGTGCGCCACTATGGAGTCAATGCTTGATCTAAAGAGTGCGAAGATGATGACCTTGCGATCTGTTTCTTCTAGTATTTCCTCAAGCACGTTAAGCCTTGGTTTGGCATCGAACTCAACCACCTCACGCTCATCGGTATACGCCGCACCACAAGATATTTGTAGCAACTTGTTAACCGCAACTCCGGCGTTAACTGCGCTGATAACTTCCCCTGCCGCTTTAACCATGAGTTGCTCTTTGAGCATCTTGTAGTATTTGTTTTGTTGCGGAGTCATTGGTACTTCGCGCGTAACGGTCACAACTGGCGGTAGATCTAAACATTGCTTCTTGGTAAAACGTATTGCCGGTTGAAGCGCCTCAAAGACCATATCCTTAGCGTTCGACTTAGGCGCCCACTTAAACATGGTGATCTTATTCATTACCTTATCACGCCACGCAGTTTGAAACTTCGGCACATTGTTTGGGTTAACAAGTTTAGCTAAACCGTACGCATCCACGGGAGATTGTGATGCCGGAGTTCCCGTCATCATCCATAGGTATGTTTCAGGTTTCAGTATAGATGCAAGAGATTTCCATCTGCGAGTCGATGGGTTCTTGTATGCGTTAGCCTCGTCCACAATAACTAAATCAAAGCGCCCATCGTTTCTAACTTCTTGTGAGATTAACTCTAAGCCTTCGTAGTTGGTGATGACAATCTCATAGTCTTGTTGAATCATTTCTATACGGCGCGTTGCTTTCGCATGGTGCGCCACGATAGCGGATCTGTGGATTACGCTGTTGCTAATATCTTGCATCCACGCTGACTGCATAATAGACAAAGGACTTAGCACAAGAACTCTACGCACCTCACCTTTGTTCATTAAGTAATCAGCCGCCCATAACGCAGATAGTGTCTTGCCTGTGCCGGGTTCGTTAAAACAAAACGCACGTCTATTGAGCGTTAAGAAAGCCGCCGTCTCCACCTGATGCGCCATAGGTCTATAGCGACCGGGATAGCTGTAGCGTTTGGTGATAGGTGAGGGCACGTTGCGCACACCAAGGTTCTTGAGCACGCGAGTCTCGTCAAGCCCCCAGTAAACTGCAACGCTATAAATACCGTTTTCTTCGCTAACGACTTTGTGTTTTGGAATGATGCTGTATTTCTCAGGCGTGCGTGTCCTGAACAACAGCGCCTTGTTATCAATTATCTCCATACTCTGCCTTTAATCTGTACATTTCTACACGTCTTACTCTATCGGACATCTTGACTACTTCATATATAAGTTCGTCTGCATCTCTAAGCTTTCTAAAAATTTCCCGCAGGGGGTCGTTCGTGGCTATATTCGTTACTGCCTCCGCTTCAATAGGTGCGTCCCCCATACGCACTACCCACAAATCACGACAAGCTTTTATAGATAGCGCCTTAACATCCTCCGACACACGCGCAAGAGGACTGACATCATTAGATCCACCAATAAACATGCCCCTCGGGTCAGTCCACCCCATCGAATAGCGCTCAGTTGTTTTGAACTTCATCTAAACTCCTCTTCAATATAGTACATGTAATTACTATGGCGGTACTTTAAGATGCCTTCATCTCTTAACACACGTCCAACATCCAACATGTCCTCGGAAAGTTTGCTAACGTCGTCTACTGGACAAAGACCATCAGGAAAAATCGACATCCAAAGGCCGAGTAACGTGTCCACAGACACACCTATAAACGCTTTGTTCTCAACATCACTGTATTTTTTGTTCTTGAATGTGTCCATATCAATCGGTTTCCACTTAGCATACTCATCATCAAACAGCTTATTTAATCCCGGCAGTAATTCTTTGGCTAGTTGTTGTCTACTGACTGCCATCACACACCTTCTTTAAGGCGATACCAATCGTCTTGTACTTCCTCAAATAAACCATTAGCTTTTAGTCGCCAGTACGCATCTTCAAAAAACATTTCTGCCTCCGCCTGACCATCTCTCACAATCCAGTTATCTCCATGCTTAGCTTGCCAAATCGTAACGAGTTGAGACAAAGGCATCATGTATGCCTCTCGTTTATTAGGATTAAAACCAAATCGTTGCTGTAATACACTGCTTGCTATTGCATCTTGGGTTTCCCTCATAGATCGCGCAAGCTTTGATACGTAGTCTTGCGCAAGAATGGGATCTTCTACTTGCAGTCTGTTATACACTTCTACTTGCGTCGGATTCATTGTTACTCTTGTCATTTTTGTCATTTACTTCTCCTTTGTTTTAATCGGGTTTTCTACATACAAACTTCGAGCGGTCTGTTAAGTAATGTTGTTCTAGTTCTCTTAATCCGTAAAGTCTTGCATAAACATATTTGTAGTAGTTATCGTACGTAACTTCTTGAACGTCTACCCATTCATTACCGTATTTAGCTAACCATAAGTTAACTAAATCTTCTATCCTCATATTGAACGGTGCAGTCGTAAGCTCGTGCTCTTTTAGACAGCTAGATTGTTCCTGTACTGCATGAATGTTTGCTTGCGCAAGGCTATATGCCGTCGCACTCATGCTCATTTGTTATCCCCTTGGTTGGTACTCCTTGAACGCAATCTCAAGTTGCCCTTGGTTGACTTACCGCCCTTGCGCAGTGGTTTGATATGGTCGATGTCTTTGCCTGTTCTGTCAATGCCTTCCTTGTCGTACATCCTGCGTGCACGTTGGCGCTCATGTTGATCAGAACCCGGACCAGACTTGCCAGTCTCCAAGTCGCGTTTGTATTCTTTTTTGTAATCACGTTTGCGTGTAGCCATTTTTGTTTCCTTTCAACGGGTGTCA